CTGGGTGTAACCTATTTGATTGTCTATCTACTGCTTTAGCTAAAATAATAATGGTTTTCTGTAGTTTTTCTACAGTTTCACACAGATTTTTCTGTGTTCTTTGAACCTTTTTAAAATATGCAACTACTGCTGCTCCTGTGCCTAATGCAATAGCCATAACTGCTTCTTCGTAAATTGCGTCCATCATTTCTAACATGTTAAATTTATACTTTTATGCCTTTTATTTATATCGGTTGATTTATTAACAGGAATATTACAATAATAATATGGCTTCTTCCATATATTTATACAATAGTTATGAAGAATTTGAGTCATTTAACAAGGATAATTTCAATGAAAAGTTCAAAACTATTAAGATAATAGACATGTATATCCATCAAAAAACTAAATTATGGGTGGTAACTGACACAAATGACCTCATAGAAAAGCCATATTTACAAAAATCTTTGGTTCATTTTAGAAATGCAACTGTAGAAGAGTATATAACTGATGAAACCAAGCTTATATTGCATGATAAGATCAAATTTAACCCTAAAAAGATGTTTATTGACATATTTCCAAGATTTTTAAGAAAACCAGAACTTAGATGGAGAATTGACAAGTATATCAACAATAGTGACAACCTAGAAACCAGATTTGTTGATTATGACAACAGATACTATGATTTTGAAAATAATAGAATAAATTTTGTATTAAAAAACTAACGTTTGTTGCCTAAGTTTTTAGACATGATTATTTGCCAGTCTTTTCCGTGTTTTCTTCTCATATTCTTCCAAAATGGGTCAACTTCAAACATTCCACCTTTTTTATTATAGGCTTTCATTATATTTGAAACCTTTCTATGACATTTTTCACAAAGTCTTACGTTTACTTGTTCCAAACCATGTTTATACACTCCACAAAAATGACACATTCCATAAACAACTTCTTTAATTGGGACTAGAATAGTTTCTCTGCCTTTTTTACCTGCACAGTCACCACAAATATCGTTTACGCCTGCTCCTACTGGAATACCATTGCCAAAACAACTAAAACACATACCTTCTTTGTAGTGATTTACCTTTGTATATTCATTTTTTTGATGAATGTCTACAATTTTACTGCCAATTTTTGACTCACCAGAATCTATTTTTAATTTTTCTGCCATTATTTGTCCCTATTCTCCATCTTTCTTAGACATTCCATTAGTATTTCAAGTGATCTGTTGTCTTTTTTAATGTCTAACAAATCAACAATACGTCCTAAATATATGTCCCATTCATCTAATTTCTTTGATTTCGTTTTAGTAGATACAGGTACGTTTCCAAACTCAGTTTCAACAAACTTTTTCTTAACTTTAGGTTTGACTTTATCAGTTATTTTCTTCATCTTCCCACCTTTGTACATGTCCAAATTCTTCGTTAACTATATCTCTTGCGTTTCTTACTGTCATACCTGCATATTTTCTTAACTCTTCAACGGTCTTTGTCTTTTTCCAACCAAAGTCCATTGCTGTTTGTAATGTTTTCTTTACTACGTCAAAGTTAGTTGGCGTAATGCCGTTAGGATAATTCTTTTGTGACATTGATGTTCCACTACCAGATGAAGGGTGTCCTTGTGCAACTCCTCCCATGTCAGATGGTCTACTTTCGACATGCTCACCTTGTGCATTTTGTCTTCCCTCTTCAGGTGCAGCAGTTGATCTGCCTCTACCATTTTTAAGTTCCTCGTTTTCATATTCTTGAACCTCTTTGGATATATTATATTCTCCAGTATGGGTTCTTTCTACCTTGAATCCCATTTGTTGTAGTTTTGCCATGTTGTCAATCTCAACACCATCTCTTTGTAGTTCTGAAAGTTTGTCATTTTCTTCACCTGCTACAAGTTTAAGATCCCAATCATCAACTCCCATGACTTCTGCAAATTTCTTAAAGAAAGCCTTGTATAATATATCCTGTCCCCATTTAACTGCTCTGTTTGTAATTGTAACTTGTAATCCTTCTTGTGACCAACCACCTACCATCTCTCCGTAATACAATGGAAGCACGCCATAAACTGCACCAATGATCTGTCTTAGTTCTTTTCTTACCTCAATGAATTGTAATTCCTGTAATGATCCAGTAAAGTCTATCCAGTTTGCCATATTCTTACCACCTTTGTCGGACTCAACCATGAGTGGGTGTATCATGTATGGATCTTCAGTTGCCTTTTGTTCCAAAGCGTCCCATGACTTTCTGAATGTCTCATAGTTTCTTGATGCAACTACAAGCAATCCTCTTGGTGGACGCATCTTATCAAAGTACTTTCTGACATATTCGTCCATGTGTGACAATGACATTGCCTTACTCCATATAGCAAATATAGGAGATAGACCATAAATCAAACTTGGTTTGTACTTACCTGCCTTCCAAATAACTTCACCCTCACCATAGATTACTCTTTTTGGGTGTGGGATACCGATAGAATATACAGAGTTTACTTCAATTATTGCCTTTAGACATTTGGCATTACATACATCACATCTGTCAGTATACTGTCTTTTGTCTCTGTGTTCAAATCTAGGACATACCCAGATCTTTTGTCTTTTATCATCATAACCTATTCTGCCATCAGAGTCAGCAATCATTGCTACTTGTGGTGGATCAATTCTTAATAGTTCTTTAATCTCAGTTTTCTTCATATCTATTTCTCCAGTAATATCATCAATAAAATAATTCTTTAACATCAACATGTAAGCGTTATCAGCAATTTCCAAATCTCTTTCTAACTGTCTTGCAAGGTCTTCCATGTTTTGCATGTTGCCATTTACAGGTTTACTCATAATATCCTCAAGAATCTTTCTGTGTTCTGGTACAGGTCTTCTCATTTCATAACTTCCACATGAGTCACATTGTACCTTCTTCATGTCTATCTTGTCCTCACCTTCTTCATGAATGTTTGGTGCATATTGGAATGTTTTTGCACAGTTTTCACATTTGTACTTGAATCTTTCTACTATCTCAAAACCATTCTTAAACATTTCACGGTTAAGTGTCTCAATAGGAATTCTAATAGCATCAATATTATCTGCCAACTCATAGATCATAATGAGTGGGAATGGGAAAATTGGTAGTTTGGCACCTGTATCGGTACTCATATAAGGTTGTGCTACACTTGGTCTAGTCGTAGCATCAGTGTATCCTTTGTTGACTGGAGTTAATGCTTTTCTAATACCACTAAGAGAGTCTCGGATACCCATGACAATCTAAGAAATCATTAGTTAATAAACTTTGTCTAATAATGTTAAAATTATGTCAGAATATGTTATAGGCTATGAACAGGACATTTTGGGTGTTTGCCAATTTCAGGGTTACATAGGCATTTTTTAACCTCTTTACCGACTTCTTTTTTAACTTCTTTAGGCTCTTTGAAGGCTTTTTCTTCCATTATAACACTTATATTACGACAGATATATAGTTTCTCATGGGCGTATGTAAAGGAGTTTGTTTATCTAAATATTATGCACCTAAAGGTAAAAGAACATATCTAAGTGGAGGAAAACGCTGCACTGAATGTGCGTTGTTTGTAGACTGGGAAGGCATACATTGTCCTTGTTGTGGAACTAAATTACGTGTAAGAATACGTTCAAGACCTATACCTATGTGTACTTATCAAAGATACTGAAAGAATATAAACTACCTATTTAAATGAAAAGTATGGTTACATTGACTTTAGGCGACTATGAATCATTATTAAAATGGTTTGAACTAGCATTTGCTAGATTAGACAAATCCAAAATTTCATCTGCTGACAAGAAAGTGTTTTGGAAAATAACATTCTTAGCTGAAGATAAAGTAGAAGAGTTAAGAAAAAATAAGCACGAAGATGATGAAGATTAAGTTAAACCTATAAATAAGGTAGCCTCATACTATTATTGGTCGTCAGGGATTACCTAAACACGCAAGGTCAATAAGTCGGACGGTAGCCCTCTTAGACCACCTACCCTACAACAACGTTGCAACGTGAAGAAAGCCGTCACCTGTAACAAAAAAAGAAAGTAAAATATTGATCGTATTATACAATTTTTGGGTAGGTAGATATTTTTATATATTAGTATGCACTATAATAAGTGCTAGTTAACTAACCGTTCTATCAGGTCGGTAGTGAGGAAATAACGTAATAATTTCCTCTTTCCTTTTTCCCAAGGTTAATATAGAGTTTAATCATAATACAGTTATGAACATTCCATTATTCTTTATTGGATTGTTTTTGACATTTACATTGTTTCTAACTCCAGTGGGATTGATATTATTGTATGTGTCTTTCAAGCTTAATAAAATAGACAAGTATGAAAATCTACCAGAATATGATATGAATACTTATGATGAAGAAATGTTAGAAGAATTGCGTTAGACAACATACATTGCTTTAACATCAAGTCTAACGGCTTCTTCTCTTTTATTCTTTCTTGATATTAATTTTGGTCTACGTTTGCAGCAAGGACAGTTATTATCAACTAGATATTTTTTCTCTATCCATTTGTCACAACGTCTACACAATGCATGTGTTATGTATGCGTTACCAAAAGGTCTATTATCTGGTAATCTATCACAGTATCCTTTACAACCTTTCATAAATACATATAGTATAGGCACCTTAAATAAACGTTTGCTTTTAATATTATGTTTCAGTTACATTTATATAACCTTCGTGTGCATATTATACTTATGATAGGATCAAAACAGATAGACAAAATAATGTGTATTGCTTGTCAAAACTTAATCGGGGAGCATACCAAACGTGGATTAGGACGCTGCCTATTTCGAGTGCAGGGCACCATGATAGCCGAAGGCAAAAATCAGGCAGAGGAGTCAATGAACAAGTACAAGGCACCAGAGTTTGTGCCTCAGGAGAACACAAAACAATGACTTGGGACTGTGACGAATGTTTTTC